CTAATCCGTTACCAGAGCCGTTACTATCAACTTGATCGATCCATGCTATTGTTCCTGAATCACCTGTTATCTTTTGGTCTGCTACCAATGAACCTAAATTGCCTTGAAGTGTTAATATCCTATTTGCACGCGCAGAAGTAGTTGTTGCACGAACACCAGTTCTTAAGTTTAAGTTTCGTAATAAAGAAATCTGCCTAAAATCATTTGTGATATTAAAATCACCATCTTGTGTGCCGTCGGGTTTAACCACTGCCATTATCGATGATGATTTTAAATCAACACGTGGATCTGCTCCAATTCCATCTCTTGGTCCAATTATAGGTCTTATTATTGCATTCCCTGCATCGAGCTCCATCCTTGCAACATTGTAACCGCTTCCCATTCCTGAGTCGCTGATGTTGCATGTCATCTCGACTTTTACAATTTGACCATTTGCAACTTCGCATGTAGCAGCGGCTCCAGTTCCATCGCCAACTATCGTAATATTAGGAGCCGTAGTATAACCAGATCCTGCGTTTAATATTTCTGCGCCAAGTATTTGACCATTTTTATTATTTAAAGCTTGTGCTCTAATCTTTACTTGTTCTTGTTCTGTTGCTGTTGTATCATTACTTGAATCAATAAACTGTGTAGGTATAAAACCAGAACTTAGAAAGGTTGTAACTCTTGAAGATGATATTTCATATAAAAATTTCCAGATATAACCATCAGCAGTCTTAAATGCTTGTATATTATCAACACCTGCATCTTGAAATGATGGTTTTACTGTAGAAACGTTTCGATTTCCAGATGCATCCTTACTAGCTTGTAAACAAATATAAACGTGGTTGTCTTCTGTCAACACGTAGTATGTGTTCGTAGGATAACCAACAATATGGTCTGAAAACGCATCATATATGGTACCAGCTATCCAATTAGATCGAGGAACAACAAATGAAACATTTGAAGTAGCTATTTTCATAACTGATTCTAAATTATTTCTTGCCTCTCTTTCATCTTTTATATGTCTGAGAGGTGTAATAATATTATCATTAGCACTGTCATACTGATCTGACTTACCGATGCCGATGTAAAATTCATGGCTATCAGTAGCGTTAGTCATTTCTTGAAATAACAAATCGCTATATCTTACTTTTAGTGGGTCTGTTGCTATTGCTACCATATCTTATAATTCCTATGCTATTGTCATCACTGATTGGTTACCAACTAAGAACCAATTTGAACCATCCCATACACAAGTAACTCCTTCATTCTGAGCTAGTGCAAATGATGTTCCTCCAGCAAAATTGTCTGGCGTGACAGTCGCGACACCAGCACCTTTATTAGTAAATATTTTATACTCTCCTACAGTTGTTCCATCGTTTAATCCTACAGCTAATGCACTTCCTTTATTGCAAATAATGTAAGTTGCTGTATCAGATGCATCACCGTTAGCTGTTATAGTAACTGATGAGAATGCAGCCTTTGAAAGTTGAACTGAACCCTGTCCTTTTGTAGTTAAAAATATATTTAAATTTGTTCCACCGCCTGTAGCTGATAAAGTTGGACCAGTTGTTGACGCTCCGTTTGCAACTGTAAATTCATTAACAGCAGAACCAGTAGCAGTCACTTTAAATAGTTCATTCCCATTTGTATCATTTATAGATGTGCCTATCTTAGCTGTATTTAGTGTAGGCGTTGTTAATGTTTTATTTGTTAATGTTTGTGTATGTGTATCTAATACAATATTGCCACTAGAATTGGGTATAATGACATTTCTATCAGCCGAAGGATTCTCTACATATAACCTTGTTTCATTTGCATCTGCTGTTAAACCTTCGAATACAACTGAGCTATCTTCGAATCTAACTGTTGAAGCTAACGTTGAACTATCTCCAGGAGTTCCTAAGAAATCGTATATTTCTGAAAAATTCGCATTTATCTTAGTAGCAGCAGAACGAAGTGTATCACCTGTTCCGTCGTTAGCCGAACTTCCTGTTGAAATGTTTTGTCTTGTCATATTATATGCTCGTTATTGTTTATGTTATTTATATACTTATGATGCAGAGTCGCTCTTATACGATGTAAAAATTTCATTATCCATAGTCTCATAAGTCATTGACATGTCTGGACCAACGTTTGCGCTATCATCGAATGTAAATGAATTGGTCTGAATTAATTCTTTAATAGAAGTATAAAAGTTGCCTAGTGTTGTTGCTGTACTTGAATCGCTAGTAAAGTCAGATATAGCCTGATCAAGTCGTGTCCTAACACTAACTCCAGTGCTTGAATCTTGTATACCAGTAATATCTGAAAATGGAGTTGCTAGAATTAGTGCCGCGCTCTGAACTATTTTTATTGATGCATCTGCAGAATCAATCTTTGCAACACCTTCAGCAGAAGTTCCTAATTCAACTTCTGTAGCAGTTAAGACATCTCCTGCAAAATGGAAACCTGCAGGATGTACAAACTTTTTGTATAGATTTTGGTAATCTGATACTGATATACCACATTTTACTAATATAGAGAATATCTGAAATCGTCCATTATCTTGAATAAATCTTTGTGATTCAACACCTGTTTGTGATTGACCTACAATAAAAATATTATCTTTTGGATAAGATATTTCAGCTTCTTGATTAAAAAATCCTCTAAAAAATCCTTCTGCTGAGTTTAAAGATCCTTTTGTTCTGTAAAACTCTCCAAGTAATTTCGCCATTAATCTTGGTTGTTTAAAAAAAGACGATGCTTGTAAACCATTTCCTATTTCTTTTATCAACTCATCGAGATTATCCTCACTTGTTTGAGCAACATCTCTTGCATAAATTAATTCATTGATAATATGACCAAATCCGTGTGTTTGATTACTGTCTAAATGATCATGATACTTTTCGAGGAATGTTATAAATTTTGCGTTATCTTCTTCAAAATACTCGGGTACAACCTCACCGACTTTAGAAGTCCTTAGTGTGATTTTTCTTCTATTAAGATCTTCTAAATTATGTGGCATAACTACTTAATTACTATTGGTGTATTTTGAAAATCTAGTACGGCATTTGCTACTGATAGATCTTCATCAAACTTCAATATATGTTGACGAAGAGGTGTTATTGTGCTTTGATCTATAGGTGTTGAAGTTATTTTTATTACAGCACCTTCAATTGAACTAGGATTAAATTGTACTAAAGATATAGATCCACTAGCTGCATTATAAGATCCAACATTATCGTTTAATACTGCACCAGTTGAATTTACTATTTGAATTGTGTTCGAAGCCAGTTTATTTTTTAACGTACATGTTTGACTTTGAAATGTAAAGTTAGATGAACTGATGATATGTTCCTCAGCATCTGGATTAGCAAGCTTCACTGGAAAGTTTATTGTATAATCAGTTGCTGTCCCAACAGTTGGTGATAATCTTTGTTGAACCTTAAGCGTCATCGATGTATTTAATATAGCAACAGATAAGTCATCAATAGTACCAGTTAGTATTGATCTTCTAAATACTTTTCCAAATGCATTTAAGTTATTATCAAAGAAACTTTTTATTTGGGCTTGAACATTAGTTTGAGTTGTTTCAGCCGTATCTCCAGTTAAATCTGGATCAAAGTTAAATGTAGTAGTTACTTCGACGAATGTATCGATAGGATCGCTGAACTCTGTATCTATAGACATAACAGCTAGATTTGCACTTAGTGCTGTTTTTATAGCATTTTTAGTATTAGTTTTGACTGTTTCTGTTATGCTATCTTTAAATCTTAAACTTACATAAACAGAGCCGAAATCTGGTGGCACATTATCATTACCTCCCCAAGCTATAACATCGTCTAATACCGAAGAATAATTTTTATTGATTATAGCTTTATAATCTTCTGCAGTTACCATTCTTTGTTGTGAAGAAAATGCAGCTGGTGCGTTTAATTTTATTGATGTGATAGATTCTTTTTCTGCTCCTCCACCAGAATTTGAAACAGTAGTAACTGTTGGTGTGATACTAGTAGCTCCTACCGTAACTGTAGATGAAGGGCTAAAAGAGGATGCATCGTTTGGAGCTGATCCTTGCACTTGAAGATATGTTACTTCTATCTTATTACCAGCTATCGGTGCTTTTCCGAGCACATTACCTTCTCCAAATGTAAGTTCATAAAAACCATTTGGTGTTTCTCTTACGATAAAAATCCGAGAGGTTGTATCAACCCTAACTGCATTTTTTATATCAGTATACGCTGAAAATGTAGATGAACTTGTGGTGTCAAAAACTTTTACAGAAATCGTTGTTGTATCTAAACTATCATCAGGAATTACATAAATTTGTTCGTCATCAACATCGCCCACAATAAAAGTTTTTGTTTTTATAGAACCTTCTTTTATTATTAAATCTGCGCTGCTTTCAGTTGTTTTAAATGCAAAGTTACCTGAACCATCATTTGTAGCTATGTGATCTTCAGTTGTTAAAAATGTATATGAGACATCATCAACCGAAGTAGTAAAAGAACTATTTGCTGGAAGGGTTGCAGTTGATGTTGTAGTATCTGAGGTTTCTGCTGTAATATTAACTGTTGCAGTAGAGCCTGTCTTTGACCGCGGATAATATCCTAAGTTTTCTGCATGTGATACTACTGATGATCTAAGTTGTGCTGAGTTTAAAAATGATTCGTTAACTGCTAAGTTTGCAGTTAGCCCATTGATGTGTGTGTTGTAAGCTAATACATCTAATATGTTTGATAAGCCACTAGCTTCGAAGTTATAATCTGAAAATTCTGATTGTTGTTTAAAATAATCTTTGAGACTTCTTTTAATTGTATCAAAATCTAAATCTGTTGATTTTATAATAGCCATTATCTTAACCTCGTAAGCTCTAAATTTAATTCTACTTTTTCTAAAGTATTAACTACTTGAAATTGTACTAGTATATGCATACTATTGAAATCTTCTTTTAATAATACCTGAGCTCCCATTACTGCTGCTCTCGGTTCGTGATTGTGTATGGCTGTCTTTATAGCATCTTGAATATCAATATTATCAACGTCTTCACTTAGCGCAAAAAGATAAGAGTTTAAATTTCCGCCAAATCTTTGGTTAAAAGGCTTTTCGCCTTTATTTGTCATAAGAAGATTTTTTACAGCTTGCTTTACAGCTGCTGCATCTGTTTTCTTAAAAACCTCTCCATTTGTTTTATTAGCAAATGCTAAGTCTATATCAGTATAAGAAACAGTACGAGACGTTGTAATTGGTCTCGTACTGAGATTTCCATCCTCTTGTGCAAAAACTCTAGCCATTTACTATTTTCTTCATACCATCTGTTATTTTATTTGCTAAGTGAGAAACTAAAACTTTTCTCATCGCTACTGCTCTATCGCGTGATGTAAACGAATACTCTCTTACATCGTCATTATCAACTCTTAAACTAAATACAAAGAATGCGCCTTGCTTTATAACGTTACTTGCTGATCCAAGAGCTATACGATTAGGATCCACCCTTGTACCAAATCTTGTTTCTATTATACCCATGACCTTACTCCTTTGTCTTTATTTATATCATTCTACGTTAACTGTTGTGGCACCAGTTGTTAAAACTCCTGCATCTACAGCATCACCAATACGAGCAACTTCTTTACCTTCTACAAAAACTGTTGAAGCACTTCCAGTTATTGGTGCCTGATGCGGGAAAGTATCTGTACTATGTACGATTGTCTCGTCATCTTTACGTGCCACTAACTCTCCTTCTGCAAATACTGTACTCTGAGCCGGAGTATCTAGCGTTGAGATTAAAGTACCACCATGTCCAGTCGTTAGTGAGTCTCCCTTTCTACAAATAAAAGCCATTATGTACCTTCGAAGGGGTTATCTAAGTCTGATAAGGCGTTCCATGAAGCTAGATCAGTTACTGACTGATCAACTTGATCTAAGTTTTGATTGTCTGCTTTCTCTCTTTCAAATCTACTTGATATGGCAGCATGTCTACTTATATCAGTCTTTTGAAAATATGCTAAGCTTCCGTCATTAAGTTTTTTATTCCTCTCATCATATATCGCGTCGATTAATTCTTGTTGAGTTCCACTATACTTTTTAGTGGTTTCATCCCATTTACCAGTTCGTTTCAAAGCCTTGTTAAATATACCTGTCGCACCATTATTATATTTTACTGAACCTGGTCCATGTTGAACAGCTGTGCTAAATATAGCTTCTTGTACTCCATTACTAAAACTACCATCACATAAGTTCATACCAGTTGAATCTTTAATTGAATCTACTGCAACATCGTAATGTGATCTTCTTATAAAATCTTTTTGCGCTTGTTGAAATGCAGGGTTCTCTCCGAGTTGTTTCCATTTTGGAGAAAATGTATTTCCTGAATCTAGTTGTGCAGCAGCTGCTCCACCCGCTGCAGTTAAATCGCCAAAGAAGTTTTGATTTGGATTATTTGCACCGTTGTAATCTGGATTATTTTCCATAAACGTAAAGAAGTTATCCATAGGAGATGTTCCTGAATTATTTTTTCCCCTATCAGAAGATATTTGATGAAACCCCCATGAGTACCTATTTCCGTAACTAAACTTTTCGAGGCCTCTTACACCAGCTCTTCCGTTTGATTCATACTTTTGAGACAACTCTCCGAGTGTGGATCTTGTACATTCGCCTGGTAACCCCTGTAATCTTTCAAGTACTGCTGCTGAAGTTTGTGGGTTTCCCTTTGCACCTGCAGATGGGTAATTTACACCATCTTGAGACGTAATTACATTACCATCATCATCTGTAGTTTCTCCACTTCCTCCAGCGCTCTCTTTATCTGGTGCATAATCACCAGCCCATGAAAGTTGTACACCTCCAAGGTTCAAATCAACCTTTGTTCCTTCAATATCAACTGCAGCATTTGAAAATATGTTAATATTATCTAAAGCTGTAAGATTCATGAGACCTTTAACACTAAAGTTGCAATCCCCTTCAACAACAAAATCTAAGTTACCTGTGACGTGAAGTTTATCATCACCAGTTGCAGTTCTAAAACCATTCTTATGATGTGTTACTACATCACCATTTCCATGCATCTCGATAAATGTACCAGATTTATGGAATATATGAATCCTTTCATATCCATCAGTATCATCAATTTCTATAACATGACCGCTTGATGTTTGATGTACTGCATTACTTGGATATGCTGCTTTGTAAGGACTTTGTGGTTCGTCGATTATAGAGTTAGAACTTTTCGATAAAGTATTTGTTCCTCTTGCTAATTGACTCGTTGTTACATCCTTTATGGCACCATCAGATTCTTCTTCGATCTTTGGTAGTGAACCTAATACAAGAGGATCTTGTGAATGTTTTCCATCTAAGAATATACCAAAGACTCGAGCGTTGACTTGTATGCCTACGGTATTTCCAAGTCCTTTTACACCACCTTCGGATATTGGCATGACGACTTGTGCGTATGGCAAATCTGCGTCAGGTATATCTTCTTTAGTGCCTTCATGTATTCCAAAGATCTTGACTTGTACACGACCAAGTTCTAAAGGATCATTGATGTTTTTAACGACACCGATAAACCATCTTGTATTATCACCATAAAATTCTGTATATCTTTTTGGTATCATTGTTCACCGCTTCCTGTTGCAGGTGGTGGAGGATCAGGTATCTCCATATTTGAAAACCTTGCACCTGTAAATGTAATGTCATATCTCTCTCGCTTGATAACATGCTGTGCACCCATTATCAAATATTCTCCTGAAAATTTACTGTCTACATTTGTTCCATCAGTATCAAATTGATCCGTTGGTGGAAATTCAATACGCATCTTTCTTCCGAGAGTATTATTATGATTGCCTTCCATAAATTCTATCCCGTTCATAGTAAATATCATAGGTGATTTATGCATAAGATCCAAATACGCTTGAGCTTTTGTTATATTTTTATAGTCTGCTAAGTTCGAACACTCTGAATATGAGAGGTCAAACTGACGAGACTTTGATGTACGATGAGAATTTGATCCACCAAATTGTGCTATCACCCTACTTTTTTCAGTATTAAATTTAAGTGTTTTATCGTACAAGACCCGCTTCTGCATTGGAGGCAACTTAGCGCTAAAAGCATCTAGTGTATCTTTTGATATGTCAAAGTTAAACGTTTGATTAGATATTGCCTTACTTCCAGAAGAGTTTATAAAGTTTTGTTTACTTCCTATCGTGCCATTTCTGATAATCTTGTATAAGTCTTCAACGTCACGATGAGTATATGAATTTACGACAGTCATAGCTGCAAGATCTAGTGATCCAGCCAATGGTTGTGAATACTTGAATGGTGGTGCAGGACCCTCAGCTTCTTTATCATTAATAGCTTGTCTATCAAGTAGCAAAGTGCCGAGGTCGTTAAACTGTAGATTTTTATCAACCAATGTTGAGTAAAAGAAGAATGGATAACCTTCAGCTGTTGTGGCTCTATTGGCTAGCCAAGAACATGCATCAAGAGGAGACATATTTGGTACTATTACTTTTAAATTCTGAATATCTTTTGCTTCGGTATCTACACTTCTATCCAAAGTTTGTGTTATCTTACTAATGATATCAGAACATTTTCCTTTATATACCTTGTTTAGATTTTTAAGGTTTGAATTAAATCCTATATCTTCGATTAAACTTAACGCTATCGTTTGTGATCTAGCATCTACTCCTCGAGCGGTAGCGTCCACACTGGCTATTATAAACGTTTTTATAATATTTTTAGTCTGAGCATCACCTTCTGATGGAGGTTTTCCTTTTCCGTTTTTCAACTCTATCTTAATTTTTTCTCCGCCAATAATATCAGCGCGTTCAAAGAAGTTCATCTCATCAATTAAGATCATTTTTGCGGTGAGGAATGGCAGATCTATATGTTCATAGATATCAATATCTGTAATTCCATGACGTATATCTACCTCTTCTGAAATTCTATCACTAGCTAGTAGTTGTACTTCAAAATCTAGAGGTGCTATCATTATATTCTAAGCGCATCTTTAAATGCATCACTTACCTGTCTAACATTATTTGGCCTGATTACCTTTATTTGTCTTAGCTCATCGTTTTGGGCTATTAGTCTTTCTAACCAAGTTACTTCTGTAATACCAGCCCCAGGCCCTACTTCTGGATCAATATCAACAACATCCTTTGACGCATTTTCATAGTGATGAGCAGCATTAACCTGCAATTCAGCGCTGTTTAAAACTATCGTTTCAACTACTCCGCTGCTATTCGTTGATTGTATATTTTCACCTGCAGTAAAGTTGCCTGTATTACTACCTATGTATAATTGACCCAGGTCAAGTTCTCTATGCACTATGTTGCCAGTGTGACCACTTGAATTACCGCTAACAGTTTGACCAACTTTAAATTTATCAGTAAGTTTTGTTCGAGTTGTAAGTATTAATTGATCATAATCTTTAGTGGCTTTTTCAAATGCAGTCTGTTGAGAAAGCGGCCATCCTCTTTCTCGTAAATGCGGATTCATCAGGTAAAATGTCCAGTAATAGTTAACTGATTCGTAAATATTAAATGACGCTTGATCTGGTCTTTCATCAGGTAGTATTTGATAATCTTGATAAGCGGTGATAGAATTGCGTACTTGATCTACGACATCTGAATATATTGCTACATTACGAAACAAATCAGGCGTAGCTTCTTGGCCAAACTTATATTCAATTATTGGGAAATCTCTAAAATAACTCATATCATGGCCCTATCATTGTTCCACCAGGCCCACCGGTTAGCTCATTTACACCAGTGTTTGTAGCAGTCTTCCCTGGTAATTTTGTCGTTTTATTGGTGTTCAATCCTGTATCTTTCAAAGCCCCACCCATATCGTGGAATGCATCTAGATCATCTTCATTAACAATATCTCCTCTATGAAGTGTCTTGTATTCTGTAAACGATAAAGATAGATCGACTTCAGTTGGAGATCCATCATCGTGTAAAACTGGTGTTGTTGGATTGTAATTAGTAGATATACTTCGAAGGTAGCTATATTTTATTGGCGTACCTACATGTTCGAACATTCCTCCTGCTCCAGACAATAACTGTATCTTAAATAAGCTCGGATACTCATAACCTATACCAAAACTTGTATTAGGTGGAATTTGTTGTGGATATGCATGGAACCTAAAAAACTTAACTATCTTTTTAACTACCTCTGATTCTCTTCGAGACTTTGGCACAAATTTAAATGAGAAGGTAAATGAACGCAGACTCACACCAGTAAATCTATTTCTTATATTCGGGTGTAATGCTACTCTACCTATAACACTTAATGTGTTTGAAAACCCTGAAGCTCCAAGCGCAGCAAATGCCTCTCCCGCTCTAAGAGTCGACAGAGTTGCAGCAGTACCTGTCAAAGCTTTTTGACCTTGAAAGAAGTCAAGAAAAGATTTTCCAGTTTCTTTTATGCCTCTTACCATAGCTGCAGCTGCATCGTTACCTTGTTCGAACGCAGATGCTCCAGCTATGGTAACTCCCATTTTAAAGTCAGCTCCTGAATATTCAAGGTTGTCGTTAACAGCAAAACTCATAGGAAGATGAATATTAGCAACGTCTCCATCGATCGGGTTTATATCGACCTTTCGAAACCCTTGTGTTTCCTTTGCATTTGGATCAAGCCCTGTAGATACACCGCTTTCAACAGCTTTAAACTTTAAGCTTAATCCTGGAGGATCAACCTTCATCGCTTGAAACTTTACCATTGACCTATGAAATGGGCTGTGATCAATAGGAAACCTTAAAGGTGTTCCGCCATTAATTTCATTTGCCATGAGTTTTTCCTTTATATATAATTTTAAGATATTTATATAAAAAGATGGCATATTCTGGTAAATTTAAAGTTAAGAACTTATCGAAATATAAAGGTGATTTTGATAATGTTATCTA